GGATATGGAAATTCCCCAAGTACCAGTAGCTCCAGTTCCGTTGAGCAAAGGGTATAGACTCGCATGATTACCCCATCCATACGCTGTCTGACCATTAGTTATCCTGGAATCATTACCCTCGGCAACAGTGCCACCGGTTGTGCCAAAATTCTTATTAAACGCTGTATTCTTACTGAATACAGGCTCATAGGTTGAAGCAGCAGTTGAGGCGAGAAGATAATTTGATATCGTAACAAATGCTCCTGTCCCAAGAGCGCGTGAAACAACATTACCACTACCATCGTGAAATAACGCGGTAGTTGCGGAGCCATCATTTACAGCGGTACCAATTCTCAATCTTCCGTGAACAATCGTGTATGTTGAGGATGCTGCACCAGACATTTCAATAGTCAACCTCGCACCACCTGCTCTTGAGAATATTACATCTCCTGCATTACCGCTTCCCCATGTGCTATTGAAGTTATAATGACCAGACGTTGTATCTAGCTGCATATAGCGACTTGTAGAGCCAGAAGATGTATTACTGACCCTGAACCATACATGTGCATCTTTTGAGTTAGAGCCAAAAACAACTGGATTTGTACCACTTGGAAGTATATTAATATAACCCCCTGTTCCTGTGGTTAAGGACAAGTCACCTGCGCTCGTCGTAATCGTTGATGCCCCTGTGCCTTCAAGTCGTCCATTATCGGTATAGATACTCCAATGATTAACACTACTGCTCTGTCCGATATAGTAATATGTAATCGCCGTATTGCTGCCCAATGCACCAAAACCACCATTAATTGCTTCGTTATTGGTCCTAAAGCCATAAATGAATGACCAACCAGAAGCATCACCCTTTCTTTGAAATCGTAAGCCTGAATTTACAGTAAACAAGTGCCTGTTTCCGGATGAAGTGCCTGTGAGCACATCAAATCCATAATCGGATGGTGGATCAGTCCCAAGACCAAGCGACAGCATTCGCACACCGCCACCAAATAGGCTTTGTGTAGACCCTGCTGTTTCTATGGCATAATTTGTTGTTGCACCCGTCAAAGCTTCGACATACAACCCTACCTGCTTGGTTAACGTGCCTGACCAGTTTAAAACGGCGTTGGCAGCAATAAAATTTGCGGACATTGATACGGTACCTGTCGCACCTGCATCAAATTGAACTATACTTCTTTGTCCATATACTCCACTCGTCCAGTTAGCGGTATTGGTAGAATCTATAACAGCTATTGTACGGAGTGCTGTACCCATCGTTGAGCTATTAGATGTCCTACGCATCCGTGCAACCAAATATGTACCTGCTACACTAGCCCCTACTGGATATAAATGATCAACTTCAAATTTCGTTTGCTGTGTAAATGTGCCGACATGGCTACCAATACGAGCATTGTCAACGTTTAAGTACTTTGGTAATGCATTCCAGGTAGAGGTACCATCGCCCATTTTTACTGACTTATCAGACGTACTATATCCCCACTCGCCAGCGGCAAGTATGGGGTTGATGGTTGACCAATCTGCATCAGTCCCCCGGCGTACTCTGATTCTCCTTACCATATTAGAATATGCTACCTGGTGATCCGCCGTCTATTTCAGCGGTTTCAGCTAAAAAATAATCTCTTACCGCTTTTTGAGATGGCACTTTAGCGTCACTGGCTCCACCACCACCCAGGGTGTTCGAAGTATCCAGATAGCTCAGGGGCATGCGAGCATTGATTTGCCCTTGGATTTTACCCATCGCCTGAAGTAGCGTGTCTGCAGCTGCTATAGTTGCATTACTACCAACTGTGAAGCCGGTCAGAGCCGATGCCAGGACGCGAGCTAAAGTGAAGTATTTGTTGGTTGAGCCTTCCGAAATATCATCTGTATCAAGCACGACTACGCCGTCCTGGCCATTCACGCTGATCACTGTAACTTGTACAGTCACATCACGCCAGTTGGCCAATGTAGTCGCTGGAGCCTCGGTGAGGATGAACATTTTGTCCGGAGTAAAATCCGTCCGGATTGCCATGTCACCAGGCTGCACATCTGCCAAGGCCAACATGGCTGCTTCATTGGCCACAGTGAACACCTCAGTAAGCCTGAGTGTAGGCAGCTGACTCACCGGAATTTTACCATCACCAGCCAATGTGGCCACACCATTGGCAGCTCCTTTTTGGGTGAGTGGTATCTTTTCGTCGAGGGCTGTCTGTAAGCCGGTAACTGTAGAAATAGCCTGATTGCCGGTGTGGTTAGCACGTGACAAAACACCTGATAGCGACATGCCATCGAGCAAGGTTGAATTTCCAACCACACCATCGTCGTTCGAGTCATAAACAGCCTTTTGCATGAGGCTGTCGATGCTGATGCCTGGAAGAGCAGCCCAGTTGGCTGAGCCGTTACCAAGCTTCAGCACCCGTGTGTCGGTAGTGAAGCCCATCTCGCCGTTTTGCAAGACCGGATTGGCAGCTGTCCAGTCAGCTGCAGTTCCTCTTCTGATTTTGATTCTACGTATCATAATTTCAGTTATTCAGTAGGGAAGCTATCAGGCCTGCCCCCATCAAGGCCTTCGGTATTCAGTGCTTGCAGTAGCTCTTTTTCTTCAGCTGACACAAGCGTATGTCCAGGCATTGAATCCTGCTTTTTTTGTATCTGTGTTTCAAGGATGGTTAGGTTATCGTCACCCTCTTCCCAGGTCAGCTCGCGACCAACCTCCAGGCGTTTTTTGATTCCCCAAGCCATACTTAAACGGTTTCAAAATATCCTTCATCAATGTACCCTTCCACGTAATATCCAAGACCTTCATCCGGGAGCACTTTGCGACCATTATTCACTGTCACTTTGTTCAGTTCAAATTGCCTGGCAAAGTCCCGGTTACGGTTAGTGAGCTGTGGCACTTCATCTCGGAATTTCAGCTCAATACCAGGCTGTAGCGGCGTTTCAATTCGCTCCAGGGACGGATTGTCCTCCAGTAGTAGAAAAACGCCACTGTAAGCCCCATATCGCTGCATAGCAATATCAATCAGCGTTTGGCCATATGTAACAGTGTGAAGCTTCATGTCCGATCAGCATTTATAGTTAAATCCTGATCTTGAAAAAGACGCACATCGATGTTCTGCCAGCCGTCGCCCTGGAGCTGAAGCTTTATTTCCCGGAGGATATCAGTTTTGGTATTTAAACGGCCATTAATAGTCCTTTTAATACCTGCACCTGCGAGAGGATCATCCCGATATGCACCCTTATCAGCAAGCATCAAATGCTCTATCTGCGTCTCCAGAGCAGGGCCAATAACAAAGTCACCATCCTTTATCAAGAGGTCACCGGTGTCATCAATCAATATGTCATTGATTTTAGCCATGCTTCACATTCTCGTTTAGAATACCTGAAAAATTGCCGGTCTCTTTGCCGCTGAGAGCAGTAGTCATAGCCGCCTTTAATGCTGCTCCACCATCTGCGCCTAAAACTTGCCATGACTTGAAAGCCGACACAATTGCTGCAACCGTTTCCTGAAGCTTTGTAATTTCAGTCTTCAGCTCTTCACCCTTGACCAGGCAAAATTCCGATCCATTGAGCTCCATACCGTCGAGCTCACTGGCCTGTATCATGATGTACTGTTGAGTACCATCAACAATGGCAACCAGAATAACGCTGCCTACTTTGGGATAAAGGACCATTCGGTGATCAATAGAATCAACAACCGCTGTTAGCCTGGTGCCGGTCAGTTCCATATCAGTGATCGTGCAAACTGCATTACAGGTTTTTTTCTCCCGGTCAACAGTTTTTACCTCGGCCAGGCGAAGGTGAGCATGCTTAATTACAAGCATGTTAATCAGCTCCTTGATGGAATATTTATCTGCGTCGCTCATGCCGAAAATCCGATTGTGTTCGTCCTTCTAAAACCGCTTACCCCAAAATTCACTTTCACCCGGTCAATAAAAAACCGGGCTTTTCTTTGCTCGTACATGGTGTCAACTACCTGGACAATTTGACCAGACTGTGTATGTGGCCAGCCGAAGCCTACGATGTCGCCATCGTAGCCATCACGCTTGAAACGCTGGTAATCTTCACGGGCCTTTTTTTCGAGTTCCTCTTCAGTTATCGCATAATAATGCAGCGTACGAACCTCGCCGTCAACATCACCTTCAAACTTGGCCTTGATAGTCTTGCCATCGTCTTTGAGCAACCGGGCCTGGACCTTCACGCGACGGTCTTCAGAACGCACATATTTTAGGGTATTGCCAACTGTATTGCCTTGTTTTCCGGCCAACACATAAATTACTTCAGGCAGCACCGGCGCCTGTTCGCTAATAACCCAGAGATAGGGTTTACCAACAACCAGTACCGGCTCACCATCGGAGTCGTATCTGAAGAAGCTCCGCAGCCCTGCTTCACTCTCAAGCCTGTCGAGGATTTGAGAAGCAGTTTCAGGGCCATGCGTGCCTATGGCAAATTTGCCCAACTGGCTATTGAGCACCTCGGTTTTGTAGCCTGGCGCGATATAACTGATCAGCTGACTTACTGTCGCACTTTCAAATGTCCTGGACTTTACCTGCTTTCTTTTGAGCTGGAACATTTCATCTTCACAGGTAATTTCAAGCGGGAGCCTGGGAGCTGGCGACGAGGCAACATAACCTCTAAATTCTGTCCTCAGCTTGCCATTATATCCCAGGCGTATTTCAACCCGATCGCCTGTCTTGACAACCTGGTCAATGGTCTGGCGCTGCACATCTCCCTGCTTTACATATATTTTTTTAGGCAGTCTAATGACCGCAATATCAGTACGCTCAGTCCAGCCTGAAGTGATCTCAACTTCATGAACGAAGTTCAGAACCAACTGGCCAATAGTAATCAGGCAAGTCAGGTTAAGAAGCATTTTCCAACTGTTGAATTTCAATGACAATATCTTCATCACTCAGTGCGGTTAATTCATAGGGACAGGCGTTTTGCCAGCCTGCCATCGGCGGGAATGCGAGCTCGCGAAAAACCAGCTTAAATATTCCCAAATCGTTCAACTGCTTAGAGTCTACCTCCAGGGATATCATCTGACCACCATTAGCGCGACTATCGGTAAGCGAGTCAAACAGCTTCTTGATTTCCTTCACCTTTTCACTTGGGTAAGCGTCGTTTTGGTAATCAATCAAAAAGCCTTTAAAGCTGATATCCCAATCACTGGCAGCAATCAACTCCTTGACCGTCCCGTCACGACCGGCGAGCGGCGTAACCACCATTTCTTTCCTGGTACGTAGGTCGGCAACTGTCTCCAGAGGCAATTGATACCATTCAGCGGTATCAGCCATTCTGATTTTGAAAGTGTCCCAGATCAGCAGCCCCGTACCTTGAGTTACCGCAACTCCTTCAGGCTCTTCATAAGCTGGTCCTGCTTCGTCAAATTCAGGCAGGTTTTTGCCGGTCTCTCCCTTTCGAGGGAAGAAAATAGGCAAGCGGGCATACACATTGTACACCCGCTCAAATGCTTCCTGAATATTAAATCTGACGCTTGCCATTAGATTCTTATTGTTTCACCTTCTTTGAGTTGCGATTGTCTGGCTTTGAATCTGGAAAGCCACTGTACTTTTTTAAAGGACAACCACCAATCTTCATCTGATAGTTGATCCGGGAAAGGAATGTGGAGATAGTGGCTGATCAGTGTGTCGACCTTGAAAACAAAGTCGACATCTGGCGTGTCAGGCAGCTCAGGAGCCGCCTCTACAGCTTTTTTGAGACCACCTCCATTAACGGCACCAGCTGATTACAGGCGAGTGCAACGCTCATGGCTATATCCTCATCGCTTTTAGTCCGAGGGTCACCACCAATCCAGCAGTTATCTCGGATGAATTCACCCGACTGAAGCGGTTTGTCCTGGTGATACAAGCTAAGAGCTTTGGCGGTGATGTTACGGTCTGGCTTTCTGATATAGCAAACTGCTAATTCATTGTCCTCAACCGAAACCTTCACTTCCGTCACTTCTTTGTGCTCGGTCTTCCAGGCGGCAATTTGCTCTGGAGTTGCAAGGCCTACTTCAACGGTCTTGCCGTTGGCGCCTGAAGGGCTGTTCTGTTCTGCTTTTTTATTCATTATGCTGAATTTTTAAAGGTTACTTCCGAAATACTCTACATCCCCCACATACAGTGGTATTTCCACATCAACAGGGTTTGTGCTGCCATTTTCAAACGTCCGTGGATTCTCCAGGAAGATCACAGCTTTAAGCGTGTCCTTGACAATCAAGCCATTTTTAGACATGACCACGGTTACGTTTTGAGGTGGAAGGCGGCGCAGATCACCACGAGCTGCAGGCGTAGCCTGGAGGCCTAATACCTCCTCTACCAGAAGCGTAATGCTACCGTTGCTGTTGTGGTTGCCTTTGACAAAACCGGCATCCTTACGATTGCCTACAACTTTCACCCCGGTTACTTCCTGGGTACTGTTGTAATTGAGTCGACGAACACCGGTCATTACCCGGCCAGCCATTGCGATATCTACATCATTTGCGCTGAAGCGCTCTTCATTTATGAATATATCCATGATCAGTTGTTATTAAATGGGTTGCTAAAACCTACTTTAAGGCGGATTTTTCGGCCGATCGCAACCGGCACAAATACCAGTTCGATAATCAAATCTTCACCAGCAAGTAGGTTCTGATCAGGGTCAATGACTGCGGAAACTCCACCGCTTATGTCGCCATCACGCAACATCACATCCAGAGCGCCTACGGCTGTATCTTCGATCCTGGAACGCTCTACATCGAGCAGTCGGCCAGTAGAGGAATCTATCCGCATCCGTGCGTTTACATTCGGCAAAGTTGCCAACCTGGCAAGGCTGATAGCCTTATTGATAGTCCGGTTGTTCTCGACGAATGCATAGTCACTGGTAATTGCCACACAAGTGGATGTGTCATTAAAGAAAAACCCGTCAATGCCAGCAACCGGCTCAGCGAAAATATACCCCTTATCATGAAGGGTTGTAAGGTCCGTATCGGTGTAAGTGGCAATAGCCTGGCCACTGCTAAGACCGACTTTCAAGTCGATGGCCTCAGCTACATTCGTCAGGTTAAAATCATCAATCCGCTCGCCAACATTCTGACTTACCGGAACACGCGATTCCAATCCGAGGAAATCTTCAACATTCGCATGCCCTGCGAATAGCGCGTCTTTAGCTGCCAAATCAAGGTCTTGTTTGAATATCACAGAGACGTTGGGCGCACTCACATCTTCGATGTCACGCAGATCAGTTGCAGCTGAAGCAGTTCCGCTGAAGCTGCGACCTTCCAGGAATATTTCTGCGAATCGGAATTGCTCGAATTCCTCTTCAAGTAAAGCCTGGGCTTTCGGGATGGCAGCAAGGACATCGGAGTCCATGCCGCTGGTTACAACAGGCTCATAGCCAGTTGCCGGATTACGCGCAATGGCAAGCATTTTTATACGCCCGTTTGCATCCTTGAGCAGCTTTTTGGCATAATTGACATTGGCCTTATCTGCCATCTGCGTCATGGTAACGGTTTGAGCAACCACCATCAGGTGCAATTCCCCAGAAGGATTGCGCAGAAAGAACCTTAGCACACGGTGATATACCAGCACTTTGTTGGCAATATCGTAAGCCTCATCAACACCAAGGTTAATAAGGTCATTCGGGCTTTTGAGGACATATTTAGTTCCAAGAACCAACTTGTCCGCAACTGCAACACCGTTGGTGATCAGAGCGGCTACACCATCCAGGCTAAGCGCCCTACGGCCTAAACGGCCTTGTAATTTTTCGACGTATACGTTATTTCTTGCCATATCGCAAAATGATTATCAGTAGGAAAATGAAGAAGGCCATTACGGTGATCACCGGGATCACCCACGTAGGCAGCACTTCAACGGGAACTTCAACAGGCACTTCTTTGATTACCTCTTTCTCCTTGTTACGCTCTATTTCGAGCTCTTTAACCAAGGCTTGAACAACGCGGTCTTTCGAGTCGCATTCAGCGGTGAGCCTGCCAAATTGATCTATGTAAAATTTCAGCTCAGCTAAGCCATTTCGGCTTGGCATAAAGACTGTATCAATCTTACCTGTTTGCTTTTTTGTGTTGAGCAAAGCGAGTACACTATCGCAATTAATAGCAGTGGACACGCTCTCACCAGGAGACTTTACTTCCTGCTCTACCAGCCGCTCAGTGCGTTTGGTTTCCTCGGAAGTGCTTTCTTTGGTGGTCCTGCAACCGAGCATCAAAAACAAGAGTGATATGGCTATAATCTGCTTCATGATAGGTAGTCGGAAACTTTATAAATCTGACTGATCAGCCTGCGTTTTTTGTAAACACCATCGCCATCCCTGGACAGTAAATCATTGGTATTACCTTCTACAGTAGTGGTCCATTTTACTCCCCAATAATCAACAAAGCCCATGTGTGCAGCTCGCTTCAGATTGGCGTAGTAAATGCAGAATAGATCTGCTGGTTTAGGAGTTTGGCCTTTGCCCTTAGACCAGATTACTTTGGAGCTCGGAAACCAGGAAGGAACCCAGCCACTTTTCGGGTGCTTGATGCCATGCTGATCAAAGGTCCAGGCGGGGAATGCTCCACACCAGGCGTAGCCTTCAGGGAGACCAACAGCTGCCAGGTAAGCCTTGACCTGTGGGCCATCGTTTTTACCTGTAGCTTCCCGAACCCCTATCTGACTGTAGTAGGTCTTCGCAACGGCTACCCTTAAAGAATCTGTGCCAGAAGCACAAATGCTAAGAGTAAGCCCAAGTATAAGAAGAGCAATACGCATGTCCTTTGATAGGGGGTTAATTTGAACCAATCACTTTTGCTGTTGACTCCTTCCCGATCAGTGTTGGCATAATACCGGAAGAGAGTTGGGAAATTGAACCTAATACCAAGCCAGACCGCACCGTTGAAGGCGAGCATCATCACCTGAGCCAGGATGATCAGCTGAAGCACTCCAGAGTCAAACACTCCAGCTTCAGGGTCGAGGAGGCGGAGTAAGTATGGGCTTACCAGCCATAGCACAAGTGCCAGGGGCAAACTCCACACTTCACTCCATAGCTTAATAAATCGCCTCATTTCAGTCTACTTGTTGAGTAGCCACGTGCAGGTAAGCGGTGCCGTCAAACTTGAAAGTCGCAACCTTCGTTTTGCTGATGGTACCGGCAATAGTAGTTCCGGTGATACCGGTTCCCAGCGTGATGTCACGGGCTGTGCCATCGCTTTTGGCCTTTACGGTCAAAGTAGCACCGGCGGGCATCTCCGGATCAATGTCCAGGTTAATGGTACCTGCGGCCGCAAGCTCGCCAAGGTTGAGAATGGTTTCCGGGTTGGATACCTCCACATTCATGGTGGCACCAGGAGTGACCGCTTTTACGTCAGCAGGTCCAAAGGGGTATTTTGGGTTTAACATGATGCTTAAGAATTTTTAGTATCGGTTTCTTCCTCCGGAGTGCCGGAAGGGTTTTCTTCTGTTTCGGGATCAGATTCAGGATCGGCTTCCACTTCTGGAGCATCAGCCGGAAAGAGATAGTTGCCTACCATTTCCAACAGCTCAGGTTTCTTTTTGCCTTTCAGCGCGTCTTCCTGAACGCCATACTCATCTTTGAGAATAGCCACCAGGTCCTTGACTGTTTTGCTTTGAAAAGACAAAAGCAGGCTCTCAGCTTCCGAGAGTTCAGGTGCCTCAGTATAACCATCAACCAGGCGATTTTCTTCGCCTCGCTGCACCGGCACAATCTTTTCATCGGCCAGGGACCGAGCGTACAGCCGAGCATAGCTGACGCCTACAAAACAGTGACCATCTGAGGTCACGAAGAACTGATCGGCGTGAGGATTGACATCAAATGCCTCGGTGATCTTGTTTACAATTTCCTGTGTCATGGCTTGTTTTTTTTTGTCTTTGCTGTCTGGTTTTCAGGGCTGCGGATAACCGCAGCCCCTACTTACCGCCTTCAGCATGAACAGACAGGTTTATGCGTGTGATTCTACCAGGGCAACTACACCCTTTTTGTCTTTGCGGATTTTACCACCGGCGCGTACCAGGGCGCTGAATAAGCTACCGTAGTAATCAGCTTTATCTGGGTTGTAAAAGGTCTTAACACTGCCTTTGGCACGGGTAACCATTCTAGAGCTCCATACAAGCGTAGCAGCGTTATCAGAGGCTGCACCTGATTCCTTGAGGGCTCTCTTCACTGGAGTGCCAGAATTGTCATATGGCGCGGTGTATGAGCGCATGAATACGTCCAAGCCTAGGATTCGGCCAATTGAGCCTTCTACAAGGGCACTCTTTCCGCCAATTTTGTCAGCGTGAACAAAGTCGTCAATCAGTAACAAGTCACTCAGGACTTCTGGTGGTATGAGCATGTTGCGGCCTTTCAATGGCGCATTCATTCGGTTCAGAATTTCGAGAGCCGCAATCACATCTTCTTTCTTGAAACGTTTGCGGTTTCCCGTAGCACCAGACGAGGAGGCCACCCGAGAAGCACCGGTAGACCTCACGATATTGTCAGCACCATTAGGAAACCAGATGTTTCCGAAGTAATTCGCAATATCTTCATCCAGAGTTTCTTGATGGCCTCGTAATACACTTTGGCGCTTAGGGTAATTCACCAGGAGCTCTTCTGAATAGGTAATAAGTGTTGGGGTTGAAGTGAATTCGTCCAGATCATAAGAGTTTTCATCATCCTCACGTCTTTCGATTTGAGCAGGTAGTATGACACGATTTATTTCAACAGTTGGCTTTGTTCCCTCTACAGGATATTCTACCCTTTTATTATTGACCCACAGGCTGTCATCCTGACTCTGCATGTAGAATTCATTATTCGGGAAGAGCTTTTCTTCAATATCGCGGGCAAAGGCGATAGTGAGCGGAGCCGTTGCCAATGTATAGCCGTCCATAGATACCAACATTGGTTTAATGTTGGCAGCAAGACTGGTTATTACATCAGGATCAGCCAGGAAAGTGACGCCCACAACTGCCATCAGCAGCAAGACAAGGGTTTTGAGGATTCGGGTAGGTTTCATGTGTTTTATTTGCTTTTACAGAAATTGAATGTGGTTTGAATGGCCTGCGCTAGTAAGGATCCTGCTTGTAAAAATCTTTGAACATCTTTTTGTAGTTCTCAGGCTGACCGCGCATAATCTGGAGGAGTGCAGCAGGGTCTTTCTGCTCGTAGTCACGAATGGTCCAGGCTTTACGATCTTCCTGTGTGTCGGTAGACTCCTGGCCAGGTTTCTTGAACAGGTTACTGTTGATGTCCTGACGCGCCGGTATGCGATCAAGGGCCATTTTAGCGGCTTCGAAATTGGCTGTCAGAAGTGGGCGATAAGTATCCTTATCTGTCTCAGCAAGTCGTCCGCTGGCTACGGCATCTGAAAGGACCGCGTCAATGGCTTTGTTCTGCTCAGCACGAAGGCTTGTCTGCAAAAGTTCGACCTGATCATTTTTTGACTTCACCAGACCATCCAGTGCCTGGATGAACTGTTCGTCTGTGCTCTCTTCAGTGAGCCCGTGGTTGGTGATAGCCATCATGGTGAGCATGGCCAGAATCTTCTGTTTCATTTTATCGGGATTTTGTTGGAAAAAAGACATGGAAATAGCCTGATATGTCTCCCAGGCTGATTCAGGAGTAAGCTTGTTTTTTTTGGGAGCAGTAACCGCTGACACCGGCTCAATGATCTCATCGATGATTCCGTACTCAAGCAGCTCCTCAATGGTGAAGAATCTGTCTTTGCCCTCCTGAAACCAGGTATCAATAATTTCATCATCCTGACCAGTCCGCGACTTCATTGCGGTCTTGGCTTTTTTCTCCAGCTGATCCATGTGATCGGCATAGGTCCTCATGGATGCTGAAGAACCGTACTGGCCACCCGAAGGCTTGTGGGTCATATAGGTGATATTCTTCGATGCACGAATTTTACCCTTACACGCCAGTGGAATAATTGCAGCCATAGAAGCCGCCAAACCAATAATATCGCAATGCACCTTCATAGAGCTTAGCTCAATCATATCATACATAGCCAAACCGTCATACATCATTCCTCCGGGAGAATTGATGATAAACCGGCACTCTGTATGTTTTGACTCCAGCTCTTTAAAATCACGCACAAACTGATTAAATAGCACACCACTTCCATCCTGGTCCTTATAACCGATATAACCGATCAGCAAAACTTCCGGCATGTCTTTGGCCATGCGGATTGCGTAAAAAGGCTGGTGTGTTTTAGGCATTAATTAGGGCTTGATTTTCATTGAATCGAACCCAAAGTTGAGCGGCAAAAAATCGCCTTCAAAGCCTGTTGATTAGGCTTTAATAGTATTCTTTTAAACTTTAAAGGATTTGTTTTAAGCTCTAATTGGAGCTTTTCGTTACGGGCACAAAGTGGAGCAACTTTGTGTCATGGCCGGCAAAAAACACAGCAGAAAGGAGATTCAGGCTTTAGCCTTTGAACTCTTCATGAACACCGATTTTTCGCAGAAGGAAATCGCGGAAAAGGTAGGTGTTTCTGAGGTCACTGTATCCAAGTGGAAAAGCGAAGGCTTGTGGGGCGAGCTCAAAGGGGCCGGGACCATTACGCCACGCAGGATCATTGCGAACATCTACAATGAGATGCATGACCTATCACTGAAAGGAGCAAACATCAATGCCGATAAGCTGGTGAAGCTCGCAGCTGCTATTGAAAAAATATCCGACCGCAAGCTGTCCGTTAGTCATTATATCAACGCTTTTAAAGACCTGACCACCTTTCTTTTTGAGCGGGACCCGGAACTGGCCAAGCGTGCCAACCTCCTGATGCAGGAATTTATACAGGGGAAAATCAATGGGTAAGCTGGTTATAGAAAAAAGGTCGTACGACGAATGGAAGCGGTTCTGCGACCAGATACAGGCTGCGTCCGCCATTCCATTTGGCGACACCCTCAAAAAGCAGGAGGAGCGTAAAAAACGCGCCCTGAAGGACTACAACTTTTATGTCCGCACTTACTTCCCGACACTGACCGATTGTGATTGTGCCGATTTCCAGATTGGTGCTGCGAATCGTGTATCAAAGCACAATAACGAAATAGCTGTACTGGAGTGGCCACGCGAGCACGCAAAGTCAATGCACAGCAATGTGTTTATTCCGATGTGGCTTCATGCTCAGGGAAAACTTACCGGTATGGTCCTGGTCGGCAAAAATGAAACAGACGCCTGCAACCTACTGAGTGATCTTCAAGCACAGCTCCAGTTTAACGATCTATATGCGCATGATTTTGGCGATCAGCACAATTTCGGTTCTTGGGAAGAGGGAGATTTTACGACCAAAGGCGGAATCCGATTTGTAGCTCTTGGGCGCGATCAGTCACCCAGGGGTCTGCGTAAAAACGAGAAGAGACCCAACCTCGCTGTTATTGACGATATCGACGATGACGAAATCGTCAATAACCAACGCCGGGTTAGAAAGGTAGTTGAAAAGATATTCGGTGCACTGTTTTTCGCTCTCCAGATAAAAGACTGGAGAATGATAGTAGCAGGAAACCGGATACATGCGCAAAGCATACTGGCTCACATTGTTGGAGATATTAAACCGGGAGCGCCCAAAAGAGAAGGTTTATGGCACTCTAAAATATTTGCCATCGACCCGAAGACTGGACTACCCGCATGGCACCAGCGCTATACGCTTCCAGATATTAACAGCAAAATGAAAGCAGCCGGTAGCTTGATGGCCAGGCGCGAGTTCTTTCATGAAAACCATGTCGAGGGCAGTGTATTCAAGGACGCATACATCCACTGGAGGAAGTTGCCTAAACTATCCAGCTACCAGCTGATAATTGGCTACTTCGACCCTTCATTTGAGAACAAGCCCACAAGTGACTTTAAAGCGGTGCGGGTTTGGAGCCTTTTGGGAGAGGAGAAGCACTGCCTTAAAAGCTTTGTAAGGCGTTCTGAGTTATCCGATGTATTCAACTTCATGTCCAACTATGAGGACTCGCTTCCAATCGGTGTAGGTATCATCTGGTACGTTGAGAAACAGTTCTTCAACCGGCCCATTCAAGATGCGCTTTTCCGGCATAATGCCAAACGCAAACGTGAAGGCAAACGAACCCTGATCATCATATCTGATCAGCGTCAGAAGGAAGAGAAGTACACCAGGATAGTGCGTATGCAGCCAGACTACGAAAACGGCCTGGTGTATTACAATATCGCTGAAATGCACAATCCGGACATGATAGAAGGCAACAACCAGCTAAAAGGTATTGAGCCTGGTTATAAGTCCCCGGATGATGCTCCGGATGCAGATGAAGGCGCCTGGCACTACCTCAATATGCATCTACCTAACCGCCACTTTACACCCATAATAGGTGCAAAGCAGCATAAATCAACTTGGTAATGGAAAACTGGACAACTTTTGCGGCCCTGATTGGAGGTGCTGGCTTAAAATGGGTAGTTGATCTTTTCATCAGCTCCAAAAAAGACCGGGAGGACTCGGCCATCAAAATGGTCGCCGAACTCACCAAGCAGGTGACAATGCTCTGGGGTCGTGTTGGAGAACTGGAAGGCCAGGTCAACACCTGGAAGGACAAGTACACCTCACTGGAGGCCGAGCACTCAAAGCTTCAGAAAGAGCACGACTCTTTGAAACGTAGCTACACTGTGCTGAAAAAGGATTTTGAAGACTTAAAAAACAGATCATGATCTGGATAACAGATGAAGACCTCGACATGCAGATTCGAGCTGTAGTGCGCAATGTAGTAAGCGGCGACTCAGCCGAGGTGATGGAAACCGCTGAAAGAGCTGCGATCGCAGAAGCCACCAGTTACCTGGCTGGCCGCTACGACACCGCTGCCATTTTCGCAACGGAAGAAGATGACCGAAACCCAATACTGAAGACCTACGTCATCGACCTGCTCCTGTACCACGTACACTCCCGGATCAGCCCGAACAATATCCCCAAACTCCGGGAGAACCGGTACGAACAGGCAATCGAGTGGCTGAAGATGGTCGCCGCTGACAAGCTCAATCCGGAGCTACCAATATTGGCAGGTCAGGAAGGCGGAAACTTCAAAATGGGTAGCAAACCCAAAGTAAGCAGCTGGTGGTAACAACAATTTTTTAACCCTTATATATGAAAACACCTATCACCTGGTACGGAGGAAAACAAACCATGCTCAAACACATTCTGCCCAACATCCCAGAACACACGCTCTACATTGAGCCGTTCTTTGGAGGTGGGGCAGTGTATTTCAGTAAGGAGCCCTCCAAAGCCGAGGTAATCAACGACATCAACAAAGAAGCCGTCAACTTCTACCAGGTAGCAGTTGTCAACCAAGGCCTCTTGCAACGTGAAATCACAACCACTTTGCACAGCCGCACAGCGTACAACGACGCAAAAGTGGTTTACGAAAACCCACATCTGTTTACACCGGTTAAACGCGCTTGGGGATTTTACACAATGGCAAACCAAAGCTTCAGTGCCAATATGAGCACCTGGGGATTTGACCGTCAAGGAAGCTGCACCCGTAGGCTGATTGGTAAACGAATGGGATTTACAGAAGCGTTGAAAGAACGCCTGGCCAACACCACCATTGAGTGCGATGATGCCATACGTGTAATCCTGCGATATGATGGTGAAGACACCTTTCACTATGTAGACCCGCCTTACTTCAATTCTGATTGTGGCCACTATGCCGGATACTCGCGCCGTGACTTCGAACGCCTGCTCGAAACTCTCTCAAAACTGAAAGGCCGCTTCCTGTTGAGCAGCTATCCAAGTGACATTCTTGCTGAGTTCACCAGGAATAATGGCTGGGCCACTGAATCAGTCACCAAAAAGGTAGCTGTAAGCAAAAAAGTAAACAAAAGCAAAGTAGAGGTATTGACTGCTAACTACCCTATCAGCTTAGACCGTTCAAACGCCGTTTAAACTCCCGTACAATGAACTTATCCAGCCTATCCGGTATACTGCCTTGGAATCGCTCTAAAAAGGCCACAGCGGAGGAAATCCAGAACATCGTTAAAACGGTGCTGAGGGAGCCAGAAAACGCGGCCGCAAAAGATGCCCTGCTCAAGCAGGCAAAGAAGGACCCAGCAGGAGTATTCGTGCAGATCATCCGTAACCAGAAATCTTCTTACGTTAAGGAAATTGGCATCTGGAGAATGGCAAGGGATGAGGCAAGGGATGTTTTTAACCCACGCCGGGTATTACTTACCGAGTTCTACGAGGATTTAGTTACCGACCCATTCATTTACGGCATAGTCTACAACAACCGGATTCTACGGATCAGCAACAAGAATTTTAGAATCTGTGACCGGAAAACCAAAAAGACCGACGAAGACAAAACATCGATGCTTGACCGCATGTGGTTCAATATGTTCGTCAAGTACGCAATGGAAAGCCGGTTCTATGGCCACAGCCTGGTATACTTCTACGAGTGGGCCGGAGCTGAAGTAAAAAAGACAGAGCTTGTATACCGTGACCACGTTATTCCAGACTGGAACATCATAGTGCAGCGGCCTTATGATAGCACCGGCATTGACTTTACCCAACCTCCATTCAACAACTACATGATTGGAATTGGACACAGCAATGATTTGGGGCTATTCGAGAAGGCTGCTGTTCATTATGTACTCAAAAAGCATTCATGGCGCAGTTGGGATGAATTTGAAGAGATATTCGGCATTCCCTTCAGATATGTGAAAACTGCAAGCCAGGACAAAAAGGTGCAGCAGGAAATTGTCTCCTGGCTTGAGTCAATGGGTAGTGCCGGTTATGGTATGTTCCCGGCTGATTCCGAGTTTGTATTGGCCGAGAACAACCGTACAGATGCCTTTCGGATTTTCAGTGAGAAAATCAAACTGGCCAACGAAGAGCTGGAGGTACTCTTTACAGGTCAGAACAGAATCACCCAGAAAGGAGGTGCCTACGCTAAAGAAAAGGTGATGCAGGAAGAAGGCGACGAGGTTACTGAAGATGACAAAACCTTCATATACCACGTGATCAACGACGAGCTGCTACCATTGCTTAGGAGAAACGGATATCAGTTTGGAGAAAATGACATCTTCGAGTGGGACGATGCCATCAACGAAAAACCGAGCGAGCGGATTGACATATTCACTCAGATCAACAGCATGGGCTATGACATCGAACAGGAGCAGATTGAAGCTGAATTTGGCGTCAAAATAACCGGAAAGCGCAAAGTTCAGATTGCGACGTCACCGCTTGACCCTAAGAAGCGTAAAGACGCTCCTGAAGACAGCTCCAGATCCAGCCTGATATCCATGCATCAGAAGATACAAGACCTCTATGTGCATTAATTGCCAGCTTACATATCAAATCACTATGTCAGCAACTGACGACCTTGATCAGCGCTTTGAAGAGCTGGCAAGGAAAATCTATGGCTGGGATGGCTGGGATGGCCGGACAATGGACCCGGAAGCTGTAAGGCTGATTGCACAGGAGCTCACACATGGCCTGGAGCTTGGCTTCGGTAGCGGCCTGAACGATCTGCGACCGGATAGTCACAGGTTTCGGATGATGCAGTTCATGAGCAAAAATGTATTTGTGTTTTCGGGCTTTAAAACCCACAAACAACTTACCGAGATAAGCTCACTACTTTACGATGCAGAGGGCAATTTAAGGCCATTTACAGACTTCCTGAAGGATGTCCGGAAAGTGAATGCCACTTACAATACGCACTACCTGAATGCAGAATATAATCATGCTGTGGCCAGCTCACAAATGTCAGCCAACTGGCAGAGCTACATGGATAATATTGACGTAGCTCCATTCCTTAAATACCAAACTGCAGGTGATGAAAGGGTACGCGAAGAGCACCGTGGACTTGACGGAACGATCAGGCGAAAAGAGGACCCGTTCTGGGATACCTGGTACCCACCGAATGGATGGAATTGCAGATGTGATGTAGTAGAGTTGGTTGATGCTCCAGATGGAGAAATTGAGCCTGCATTCTTGCCTGAGAAGCAGCCTGCCATGTTCAAAAACAATGTAGGCAAAGACGGCATAGTCTTTCCAGACACCCACCCGTATTTCGATGCTCCCAAACAAGCAAAGTCGACTATCTACGAAGCGGCCGCAACTGCGGCTCCTTACGTTCCAACCTATGAAAGCCAATCAGGAGGACGGGTACTTACCAGTGTTTTTCACAAAGCCGAGGAGATGGTAGAAAATCAGATGATCGCTCAAAAGCTGGCAGATCAAGGCCACAAGATTGAGCTGCTTCCATACCAGGACATTGACTTTAGAAAGAATCCGGATGCACGGATCAACGGGAAGGTAGCTGATTTCAAATGGCCTTCGAAAACAAAAGGATCAGTCACAACAATCAGCTACCATATAAGCGAGGCCAGCAAGCAAGGAGCATCACTGGCTGTTTTATATCTCGACAATCCGGATGTAACCAGGAAAATAGTTGGTCAAGCCCTTAACCTGTTAAAGGACCCGAAAAGGGCGGCTAACATCAAGGAAGTATGGTTAATGAATAAAGGGGGTGAACTAAGTGTAATCTCCAGAACAGATATCAACTCTGGAAAATTCTGGAGTCAGTTAATAGGCCCATAAGCAACAAAAGCAGCCAATGGCTGCTCTCGTTGTGGGGTAGTGCAACCGGTGGCTACACTGCTAATACAAAGGTACAAACAAAATTGAAAAGACCAAATGACACGTCGGGGACTTGAATACTGGATATCACTTCGGGACGGGAACTTCGCCTCCGGGATGGAAAAGGCCAAAAGGCAGACAATCGGCCTTGATATGGCTGTAGGGCGAGTTGCGCGTACTGCTATGGGACTTGTCGGTGGTGCTTTGGCCATTGGCTCAATCGCACAGTATGGACGAGAGGTGCTTGATACTACGGTTAAAATGGAAGGCTATACCAATGTGCTCCGGTTTGCATCCAAGGATCAGCGCGAGTTTGTACGCAACCAGGGCTTTGTAAATAGCATGATAAAAGACCTGAAGCTTCCCATGATGGAAACCTATGATGGGTTTGCCAAAATGTCGAGTGCCATGCGAAATACGCCGCTTGAAAAGTATGCTAAAGACATCTACAGGGGTATTTCAACTGCATCTACAGTGCTCCATTTAGACCCATACAGAAAAGGCCTGATTGACTATGCAGTAACTCAAATGGTGAGCAAAGGAACTGTTTCTTCAGAAGAACTGAAAAGGCAGCTGGGCGAAAGCTTACCCGGAGCTGTCAGCATTGCAGCGCGATCGATGAAGATGTCTCAGTCCAAATTCAACAAATTATTAGAAGATGGCAAAATCCAAGCAGCGGACTTCCTGCCAAAATTTGCTAAAGCCTTGGAGGATGAATTCGGGAAAGGTCTAGACGACGCACTTAATTCAATGCAGGCAAAGATTACCCAGGGCGAAAACCGGAAACTAGAACTCAAGCTGAAAATAGGAGCCGAGATGCAACCCGCTTACTTAGAATTCCTGGAGCTTCAAAATAGAGGCCTTGAAGGCGCTATGAAACTAGTGAAGTGGGCTGGTGAACACAAAGGGCTTATTGTGTCCATAGGTAAGGCTGCACTCACTTATGTAGGCATTCAAATTGCTATAACCGCATATAAAAAGATTCACCTGGTACTTTACAAAAGTGAATTAACAATGGGGTGGTTGCGATTGAGGCAAGCAATCATGATGGAGGGTTATTTGAAGGCCCAGGCAGCTGGCTTAGGCAGGATAAAGTCCATTTACCAGGCAATAAAGTATGCAGGCATGATGCCCAGCCCACTCGGATGGATCACCGCTGGCCTTACTGCGTTGAGCTTCTTTTACAGCAAGTGGAAAGACACCCAGAATCAGATGGCCGAAGACCTGAAGGACCCGCTGAATTGGGGCGACTTCTTCAAGCTCAATTTAGCCGACCCAATGATGGCCGAAATTGCCAAAATGGGTGTAAACGTAACCTCGCCTGACGGCTCTAAAATAGACAACACCCAACAAGGCATGGGTGGTATCGCCAAAATGAGAGGACACGACCTGTTTCAGAACAGGCTGGAAAAATACCGCGAAATGCTCAAGGAGGCCAGTTCTGTAGACGCCCTCGAAAAGCTTCTGGGCTTAGGGTACTCTATCACAAACTCGAACATTGAGTCTGTTTTGAAGGCTGCAAACGAAAAGTATGCCGTGCCTAAATGGGACAACGGAATTATGAAACCCGGCGACCCGCTACTCACTCTGGATCAGTTTGGCTTGAAAAAGAACAAGGATGGCGAGGTTACTAAAACCGACGCTTTTGCCGGAGGAACAGGAAGCTACGGAAGCTCAGAGGTTGGCGCTGGAAGGCAGGTTAGAAACGTGAATGTCACAATTAATGGCGGACTGGTTGGAGCAATAACCATCAGCACCACCAACCTTGCCGATGCCACCGATGACATTGTTCGTAAAATCAAAGATGCACTGGTAAGGTCAGTGCGAGATTCAGAATTAGCCCTGGGGAACTGATGGAAAGAAACCAGAACCATAGGCAGTTTGACGTAGCTAAAAGGCGATTCCAGGAGCTGAAAAAACAGTCGCCCAGGATAGCAGGAACGGTAGCTGTAGCCTTTTTTAAAGAGGGATTCAGACTGCAAGGCCAACGCCTTAACGGCTCACTAAAGCCCTGGAAAAAGCGCAGCCCAGAGTTCAACAAAAGAAAGGGTGCAGCGGTTCTCACAAAGACCGGTACACTTCAAAGAGACCTCCGCTACAGAACCGCCGGGCACAGGGTGGGCATTATTAGCGCAATGCCTTACAGCCAGATATTGAACGATGGCGGCAAAATACCCATAACACCCCGAATGCGGCGTTTCTTCTGGGCTATGTACTATCAGGAAATGGGCCGTGTGCTTTACAGCGTCAAAAAAAAGAGCATGACAAAAGCATCTGTAAAACACAATACCGATGCTGAAATCTGGAAAAATATGGCCCTGACAAAGAAGACCCATATTGAAATTGAGGCACGGCCTTTCCTGTACGACACCCGTGATCTGATCGCCGCACTGAACAATGAATTCGAACGTCAAATTCAAAACCTATTCAAATGAGCAACCCATCAGCTGACAGCCTGAAAGGCCGTATATACCTTGCACTTTTGTCCAGGCTAACAAGTCAATTGAGTTATACAACGGAAGAAGACCCACGACCCATTCCGTCGCTTGCCTGGGTAGATAAAAATCATGGCCAGTTTAACCGGCCAGAAATGCACCTTCCAGTGCCTATGCCAGCTATACTAATCAGCTTCCCGGATACAGAGTGGGAGCACGTTGGAAGGGGATGGCAAAAGGGGCGCATGCGCATCAGAGTGGAGGTAGGTTACGAGAATTACGCTGATAGTTTTGATGGCTCTCCAAACATCGAGGAGGCTATCCGATTCTTTGAATTTAACGAAGCAACACACCAGGCGCTTCAAGGTTGGAGTTGTCCTGGCATTACTACATTGGAGCGTGTGGCCGATGCAGAAGACGATGATCACGGCAATGTAATCCGGACTATACTGGAGTATGAAACTTCGGTTGAAGACAGGTCAGCAAGCAAAGACAGGGGTACTCAGGAAGCGGAAGGAAGCATCATTCCTAAGTTTATTACTCAAACAGTTTGAGCTGATTAGAAGCGGGACGGTAGTGTCCGGCTTCTGTAACAATTAGATAAATGGTAGATGGTTCGAGGAAGTATTTATCGGCCAATTGCTGGTACACATACGCAGTAGCCAGGTGTTTTTTTACGGTCATTTCCGTAAATTCCTTGCGTATTTTATCGTTGCGTATGTGTCGGCGATTAATCCCCATGTGCCTCTAATGGCCGCAATTAGGGAATTATTTTGTTGTGGGATTCCAAAAGTTCCACACAACACACATTATCCAACCCACCTGAACACCTTTTGATGGTTGGTTAAACGCTCATTTAACTCGTTTGAGAGCCTGATGTATTCATTGACGGACCAGTCATCAATCGGCTCAATTATGCCGCCCTGAAGACCCAAAAGCAAGGCTTGAACTTCAGCTGGTGTAAGCTGTATTTTGAATTTATCCCGGCCTTCAATAAGCCGTTTACGCAGCTTCAAGTTGATTTCAAATAGCACATAGTACAAAAGGAGGGCGTGCCCTCCTCCAGTGGTACTAATCTGCATCAATGCATTGGCCAATACTTCTGCCAGATCGGCGCTAAGCTTCAGTGAAATCTTCATGATATCCGGTTATTCCCTTGAAATTCGGGTCGTCAATTTTACTGTAGTACCAGGGCAAAAATTTATCCTCTAGTATAGCTGCAATTTTGCGAAGCTCGGTATTGTCCAGGGCGTTAAAATGCTTTTTCCAACGCTTCTCGATAAAGGCGTAAATGAACTGCATGTCGGGCTTACCGTTGGGTAAAATGGCACCCATTTCCATCAGCTTACTAATGATTCTACGGCGTTTTAAATTGGCCTTTTCATCTTTTTGGGTCACCGGAGCATACCCTTTAGAGTTGGCTTGATTTAGCTTACTGGCCAGAAAGGCTATCAGCGCATCAACCTCCCGATCAGTCAGCTCACTACTTTTTGTAGTACGACCATCGCTCACTTGCAGCACAAGGTCGGCCTTCTGATCCCGAAGGCCAGCCTTGGCCAGCATAGCATAAAAGCGTTTATTTTGGGTAGCATTCATTATTGACAGCTGATTTCTTTGGTATAGCGATTTATAATTTGATTTTGATCATCATAGTTGATAGCCTCTATTATCTCACCAAATTCATTTAAAAATTCCTTGAAATATCCAGGGCTAAACGTGCCACTAAAGTTGTAACGCCCTGTCCGTACCGAAGGTGATTGATAGGTATAATAGATTTTTGTGTAATTGCTACTATTTGGATCAGTTGTAACCGTGCTATCCAGATAATTTCCGGTGTAGTGATACTTGGTTTCGGACATTAAATTTCCACCGCCAGCATAAGATTTGGTTGACACTACCCGGCATGTTTTGACCACTTCCACCGGCACCTTTGTTTCAATGGTTTGGCCTTCTTTGGTACAACCAGACAAAATGTAGGTTGCAGCAAATAGATTGATTATTAAATTGTGAGATAATTTCATTGTTATGGATTTAGTAATTACGAAAGCAGAATTTAAACAACTAACTGAAGATATTCTTTTAAAGCTCGACAAATGTGACATTTCAAAGTTAGATAGCCTGAAATGCGTAAAGTCATGCTGGGCGGAATACTCTAGTTTTGTAAAAAAGCATAAGGACCATTTAGCGGCTCAGGCGATTTCAGATAGGGATGAAATACAGTTTGAATTTAAGCGGTTTTACAACTATGAACAGCCAAAAAGAAAGCAAGAGCTTCTTTATATAATTGGCAATTTAATTTATGATGCCGGTAACCGCATAAAAGAACAGAATACATTTCCAGAGTAGCTTAGAATAATGAAGACTGGCTGTTAGTCGCTTTTTTATCCCAGATCACATAGTCTTTATTGCCGCCAAACCGTGAGGAAGGATGGGCTCTAAAGCCAACAACACGCACCTTGATATCGCACATGAACTCCATAGCTTTGGCGTGTTCGCCTTTGGGTTTGCCACCACCTTCCCAGCATACCACAATGAATGACTTTCTGGGGAAGGTTCCGATTAATAGCTTGAACTCCTCAGCTGTTAGGTTCATATAGTCCCGACTATCAATAATTATTATCCTTGGACTCCCTTTGCTTTTTAGGCGCTTTATCATCTCGTCTAGGCGCTCTCTGTTGCCGAACATTATCTTTCCCTTCACCGAGGTCAAATCGTTGCGTTTGATCGCGTCCTGGAGCGTCTTACTGATGCCCTGTTCGAAGCTGTTATAATAGACCTTAGCGAAACTAGCCAGATACTTCGCCAGCTGGATACAGTACTCCGTTTTACCATTGCCCGGACTGCCGTAAACGATCATCTTAAAGTTCTGTTCAGGCTCACCTAAATGGTCTTTAAATACCCCTTCAAAAGCGTATGAATTGAAGTTCCGGGCTAAAAAATCTGTGATACCGATAGCTCTCATGACTGTACTCTTTGATTCCAATCCTGGACACATAGATTGATGCACTCAATGTGCTTCTTCGGGTCGTGGATGTCACTAACCTGATTTGGGTACATTTCGGCACTACATCCTTCGCAAGACACCTTGTAGCTGGATGACGAGACCTCTACAATGTTAGCCTCTTCGCCACAAAATGGGCATCTTTTCAGTTGCTGAGCAGATCCTAATTTGTGCTGATAAATGTGATTCTGATCTTCTTTGTTCATGCTGTTTAGCTTTAGTGCTGAACCCTGGGCCGGTATCGATCCCGCCCGTGACTCCATGTCAGGGTTGATTTAGCTTCCAATGATGATTGGAATGCCTGATTCTGGTATTTTTAGAGCTTCAATTGATACACCTGGCAAGTCATTAAATCGGCTTACGCCGTTACCAATCTTTAGCACCCAGGTATCCTTCACAAATACCATCTCATCCATTCGAATGACCGGGTTTGCCTGTAGCCATTCTGCATGAGTTCCGCGTCTGATAAAACATTTTTTAGCCATAATTTTTGGTTTAGATTGTATTTAGTTGAATAGAGATTTATGCAAACTCAAAGCGGTCATTGTCCTTGATAATTTTGGCTATGAAAGGAAATTCCTCTCGCGGCACTTGCTGGATCATGTCCATCAGCACACCTGAACCAGTGAAAATCACATGCTTTTCGCCATTAAGCTCTATTTGCATGTGCAGACATTTTTCGGTTTTGTCTTGGTACTTTGAGTCGGTGATCCGGTAATTCATTACTGTGATCTCGCGATCAAGCACCCGGCTGATTTTTATCTTATCGCCGACAAAACTTTTGGTCTCAGGCTTAATACCGAATTGGTCAAATCGCTTCATTTCTAAGTAGTTTTTTTATAAGGTTTTTACTGTTACAATGAGTAGCCCAGCCGTTGTACGAAGCAATGGTGGCCGGGTTTGCACCATTCGCAATCTTTCTTGCGAAATTCTGCTTGATGCTTTTTCTGAGAAGAATATGGGTATGGTAGAACCGGTATCCTACAAAATCAATGCTTCTGGAGGCCACCGGAAATACCTGGTAATTCCTTTTGACCTGTAGGCCCAGCTCTTTGCCCAGGTACACTTTAATGTCCTCCAGGAGAGTGTGAAGATGTTGTTTGCTACCGGACAGTATTACCAAGTCATCGGCGTACCTGAAGTAATATTTAACACGCTTTCCCTCCTTGATCCAGTGATCAAAGTAGGTCAGGTAAAAGTTGGCCAAGTACTGGCTTAAGTAGTTGCCAATTGGTAAGCCCGGTGCTGAATCAATAATTTCATCGAGCAGCCACAGAAGGTCCTGGTCTTTGAACTTGCGACGCAATAGCTGCTTTAAAATCGCATGGTCGACTGAGGGGTAGAATTTGGTTATATCAAGCTTCAGGCAGTAGGTGGTTTCATCCACGTCCTTCAGCGCTTTTTTCAGAGAGTTAAATGCACCATGTATGCCCCTTCCTTTGATGCAGCTGTATGTGTCAGCCGTAAATACGGATACAAACAATGGCTCAAGGATATTCATTATAGCATGGTGAGCTATACGATCAGGGAAGTACGGAAGCCTGTAGACTTCCCTTTCCTTGGGCTCGTAAACCTTGAATGTTTCGTAGGCAGAGGTCTGGTAGGTTTTGTCCAGGAGCATGCGCTGCAGCAGCATCAGGTTCTCGTCCTGGTTCTTTCTGTGTACGACTACGCCGTACTGTTTTGACTTTCCCTTACTGGCTCTTTCATCAGCCAGCCGAAGGTTGTCCATGTCGCAAATTCTTGCGTACAAATTGCTTAATCGCTTCATTCCTTTGTTTTTAATAAGTCGCCTTCACCGAGGTTACCAACGACCTTTCAATTTTTCGTTATGTTTTGCCAAGAGGCAGGGCCTGCACTGTAATCTTTTAACTTAGGTGGGAGCTGACGTTCGAATTCGTGTTCGTGTTATCGTAGTCGTTGTACGAAAAGCCTGAACCTGGAACAGCACAACCAGTGCACAACCGGAGCCTTTTATCCCTTCATGATTATCCTGTAGTCCTCAAACATTGCTTCCGCAATGAATTTGGTCTCTTCAGCACTGAAATTTGAAAGGCGGGAGCCGACGTGCGAAAACGAGTACGAGTAAGCGTAGACGAAGAACGAAAAGCCCGAACCCGGAACAGCATCACCATAGGTTTCCATGTCCCACCAAGGGAAGTATTTGCGCTGATCTCCATCGTTCCAGTCGAACTGACGACCCTGTTTTTGAGCCTCAATTGTCCTGGTTACACGATGAACAGCAAGTTGAAACTTCGCCTCTGCCTCTGGCAGAAACGAGAAGTTTTCAATGGTTACTGGCTCAAGCCCGAGGAGCTTACAGGCGTCCTCATACGGGGTTTCTTTCGAGATAACTAATTTCATGTTCATGCTTTTAATTGGTTTTAGTTAAAAATTGGTTGAATTCATTGCGGAAAGTCTCAGCAATCCATTTAGCGCGTTCTGCTGAAAAAGTTGAAAGGCGGGAGCCGACGTACGAAGCCGAGTACGTGTCAGCGCAGCCGTAGGACGAAAAGCCCGAACCCGGAGTGTACTTCCAGATGATGTAGTACTTCGGCTGGTTGGAGTTATCCCAATCTGCTTCCCAACCTTCGTTAGCAACCTCGAAAATCAGCTGTATACGGTTGAAAGCAATCGAGCCGATCTGGCGCTGAGAAGCACCTACAGGTATCACAAAGTCGGCTGGGTCAACACCGGCCTCTGCGCAGATGTCATTGAAGTCCTTGATGCGATCTTCAATTTTTCCTGGAATAACCTCTTTACCAAAGAGGTTCTCAAGGAGTGTTTTTTGCTCTGGACTGGCGGCTTTAAAAGCAGCCAGAACATTGTCTTTTTTGATTGTTAGTGTCATGCTGAGTAGCTTTAGTGCTTGAACCCAGGGCCGGTAACGATCCAGCCCAAAACTCCATGTCCGGGTTAAATAGATGTTTTCTCCAGTTGTGCTATAAGTGCGTCGGCATAAGCCACTGCATCTTCAGCTACACCGGTCTCTTCTGGGAGCGCCTCGGCTCCTGTCGTAGTATTGATAATGGCTTTTACAAACTCAGCAGCAAAGTGCTCCCGAAGTGTAATACCACCATCCACGTTGGTCATACGGCCATTGGCCAGTTGAACGGTGTGAGGATATACCTGTTTAGATGCAATACTCATACACCTTCCCTTTCCATTTGATCTACCCACCTTTGGAATCTTGGATAGAATAATCCGTCACCTATCATTAAACCATTAATGTCGTGGCAGAGGTCAAAAGAGATGCGTGATGGCTCTACTTCAGCTGCCAACTTTGCAGCCATAAAATTTGCCATCCCCTCAATTTCCTCTTCGGTTAAAAGCTCTACGGCGTTAATCAATCGCTCTTCAACTTCGCGAGATTTTAAAAAGTTGATGATTTTCTGCTTGTTGTCTAGTCTTGGCATAATTGCTCTTTTTAGATTTTGAGATTGTGTTTAGCGGCTAATGGCCACCTCAGTGATACCATCAAAACTTTCGCTCGGGAACTCCGTTTTGCAGGCCTCTAATAGCGCCTTGCTGGCAGGAATGATATAGTAGGAATCCCCTTGTTGAAAGTCAATGAGCATGGAGCCAGCATTGGTAACCGACACCACAACATGGTGTCCGTTTACCACTGCATATCCAAGTTTTAACCTACCTGGACGAACACCGGTGCGGCGCTCCAGGAGGCTCATACACTGGCCAGGTTAAGGTTGATCAATGTCCAGCTCTGTTGAGCGTTGTCACGCTCGTAAAAGCGGATGTAACTGGAAGTGCCTTGCTCCTGGTAGCTCTCCTTGAAAAGGCGTATAGCGTCTTTCCAGTTAACGTCATCAAACTTGTCCTCCATTTGAACAAGGCGGTTGATCAGCTTGATATCGAAGGCTCCAGAGACTTCGTTTCGCTCCAACAAACCCATGATAATGCCATGAAGTCCGAGGTCACGCTTCTTTACTGTGGTATTCAAAAACTCCTTCAGCTTTGCTTCGGCCATTTCGGCACGTTCGTCAAATCCAGCCTTTATCTGATTGGCGAAGATGATTTTGTACTGCTGATCGTCACTA